GACGTATATCGTTATATTCCATTAAATGGCGATATCGCTGGTCTCGCTGTTCGTACAGATAACGTACGAGATCCTTGGTACTCGCCAGCTGGCTTCAATCGTGGTCAGATCAAGAACATCATCAAGCTTGCTTATAATCCTGCTAAAGCAGATCGTGATATCCTCTATAAGAGCGATGTCAATCCAGTCTGTATTTTCCCGGGTCAAGGCACAGTACTATTTGGCGATAAGACGGTTCTTGGTAAACCAAGCGCATTCGATCGTATTAACGTTCGTCGTCTATTCATCGTTCTTGAAAAGGCAATTGCAACAGCTGCAAAGTTTACGCTATTCGAGTTCAATGATGACTTTACAAGAGCTCAGTTTAGAAACTTAGTTGAACCTTTCCTAAGAGACGTTCAAGGTCGTCGCGGCATCTATGACTTCAAGGTTGTTTGTGATGAAACAAACAATACAGGTGAAGTTATTGATCGCAACGAATTTATAGGAGACATCTACGTTAAACCCGCGCGCAGCATTAACTTCATCCAGTTGAACTTCGTAGCAGTTAGAACTGGTGTTGAATTTAGCGAAGTTGTTGGAAATTTCTAATAAATAGGTTTAACTAACGAGGAGAATTTACATGGCCTTTAATATTAATGAAATTAAAAGTCAAATGTTATTTGATGGAGCGCGCCCAGCGCTCTTTCAAGTAACGATACAGAATCCCGCAAATTCTGTAGCCGATATCAAAGTTCCTTTCATGTGTGAAGCCACAGGTATTCCACAAGCAGAACTTGGTATGGTACAAGTTCCATATTTTGGAAGAATGATTAAACTCGCGGGTGATCGCACATACGCTGATTGGAACGTGACGATCATCAATGACGAAGACTTCTTGATTCGTAATGCAATGGAAGAATGGTCAAATAAGATCAATACTTTCCAAGGAAACATCAGATCTTTTGGTTCTGCTTCTCCTTTGCTTTATAAGTCACAAGCTCAGGTCGTTCAGTATTCAAAGACTGGTGTACCTATTCGTACATATCAGTACAACGGAATCTATCCAACATTAATAAGTGATATTCCACTTTCATGGGCATCACAAAATGAAATCGAAAGATTCCAGGTTACCTTTGCGGTTGACTATTGGGAAGTTTCTGGTGGAATCACTGGCAACGCAGGCGGTCTTTAATAATATCGGGGGAGCTTCCACTCCCCCGTTTTTAAGTGAGATAATATAATATGGCAAGTCTTTTCGGATTCGAATTTAAACGCAAGAAGGACGAAGACAAGAGTAACAACGAGTCTTTTGCTCCTCTTGTTCAAGACGATGGCGCGATGGTCGTGGCAGCGGGTGGTACTTATGGTACCTATGTAGATCTTGAAGGATCTGCTCGTACCGAAGCTGAACTCGTCACGAAATATCGTGAGATGTCTCTACATGCAGAACTTGACTCAGCTATCGATGATATTGTCAATGAAGCTATTATCATCGATACTGACGTCGACGTCATAGAACTAAACCTTGATAAGACAGATCTTTCTGATAATATCAAGAACGTCATCATTCAAGAATTTAAATCTATCCTTCAATTGTTCGAGATGCATACGCATAGCTATGACATCTTTAGACGTTGGTATGTAGATGGTAGATTATACTATCATGTGGTCATTGACGATGCCAAACCAGAAAATGGTATCAAAGAATTCAGATATGTGGATCCACGTAAGATTCGAAAAGTACGTGAAGTCAAAAGAAAGCCAATACCTAATTCTAACATAGTCGTTACGCAAAAGCAATCTGAATACTTCATCTATAATGAAAAAGGATTTGCTCAGAATATTGCCCAAACAACTACTGCTACTGGCACATCTGGCGTAAAAATTTCTGCAGATGCTATACTTCATGTAACATCGGGTATAACTGATAAGAACAACCAGTTGGTTTTAGGTGCATTGCATAAAGCAATTAAGCCGCTAAATCAATTAAGAACTCTTGAAGATGCTACGTTGATTTATCGCATTTCTCGTGCACCTGAGCGTCGCATATTCTATATCGATGTAGGTAACTTGCCTAAGATGAAAGCTGAACAGTATCTTCGTGATATTATGGCTCGATTCAAGAACAGAGTAGTTTATGACTCTGCTTCAGGTGAAGTACGTGATGATCGAAAGTTCATGACCATGTTAGAGGATTTCTGGCTACCTCGTCGTGAAGGCGGTAAAGGTACAGAAATCCAAACTCTACCACCTGGTCAAAACTTAGGTCAATTAGAAGACGTTAAGTATTTCCAACGTAACTTATATAAAGCGTTGAACATACCAATCAATCGTATTGAACCAGAGCAAACATACAATTTAGGTCGTGCTACTGAGATTACACGAGATGAAGTTAAGTTCTCTAAGATGATCGCTCGTCTTCAGACTCGTTTCTCACAATTATTCCTACAAGCTTTAGAAAAGCAGCTCATCTTAAAGAAGATAATTACTCCAGAAGATTGGAATCAACTTAGTGATAATATTAGATTTAATTTTGCTAAAGATAATCATTATTCTGAACTTAAAGATCTTGAAGTGCTTAACGATCGTCTAAATGCACTTAATTTAGTTGATGCATATGTTGGTAAATACTATTCATCCGAATGGGTTCGAAAAAATGTACTTCGTCAAACCGATGAAGATATTGAAGAGATCAATACTCAGATAGAAGGCGAAACTGAACAAGGTATTATAGTGTCACCTGAAGACGCGGCCGCGCAACAACAAGCAATAGAAAACGGCGCTAAACCAACAAATAAATAGATTATAAATAAAGGAATTAAGTATGGCTGATGTAGAAGTATTTGATCTAGTTAAATATGCAAATGAAAATCAACCTATCGATTTTGCTGCTTCTTTAGATAAGCTATTGAGTCAGCGCGCTGTTGATGCTTTAGCTGCTAAAAAGCAAGAAGTTGCTCAACGTATGTTTAATGATCCTGCTGACGAAACTGAAGATGACGAAGAATATGATGAAGATGAACTACAACAGGCATTAGATGATATGGATATCGATGTCGAAGAACTCGATACAGAAGAAATCGAATTAGAAGACGAAGACACAGAAGAACAAGAAGACGGAGAATCAGATGATTAATCTAACTGAACTTTTAGATAGAGCCAAAAAGAAAGCTTTAGAAAAGCCAGATACAAAAGATGGTTATGCTCCTAAGAGCACTGATGAACTTCGCTTCAAGAAAAAGCATGTAGTTCAAAAAACAGATGATCGCAATGGCAATAAAGATGATGTCTTTAAGGCTACAAATGTTAAGACGATAGAGCGTTCGCCTGATCATGGTTATAACCCAGATGAAGACGAAAAGGTTTATGAAGGATATAGAAGAGATAACACTAGCTATCTACGTTCAGATCCAGATTATAAGCCATCTACACTAACACCCGGTTTAACTCCACATAAATCACAAGGAATGTCACCAGAACGTAGAGCAGCTACTGAACGTGAAATGGCAAGAATAAAAAAGCGATATGCCGCTAAGAACGAAGAAGCACAAGAACAATCATCAGAAGATAAAAAAGTCGATCGTCTTGCTGCTATTGCCGCTGCTGCTAAAAAGAAGAATGCTCAGATCGGCAAAACCATAGTAACTGGAAGTAAAGGTGGAGTTGGTGGTGCTGAGACCAGAAGATATCCTGCTGGAACTCTTAAAAATTCTCATGAACCAGAAGGTGAAGAGCTTGATGAAGCAAAGAGAAAAAAGAGCCCAACTGAAAAGCTTTTTAATCGCCTAAAGAATTATGGAGTCAAAGATCCATCAGCTAAGCCATTAGTTGGCAATCAAACTAAGCTCGATAAAAATAATAATGGTAAACTAGACGCCGAAGACTTCAAGATGCTTCGTAAAGAAGAAGTTCAAGTAGATGAAGTTCTAAAACCTTCAATGGGTGCAGGAGCTTATATTTCAGATTTTGTTCATTCGAAAAATCCCAAGTTTGCTGGCAAGTCTAAAAAAGAACGTATGAAACAAGCTTTAGCCGCATATTACTCTGCTAAGAGAGGTGATTAATTATGGCAACTATGATTAATAGATCAGGTGCATCCGCGGTCGTTCATGTAACGGGCAACGATTGTATTGTTATTGCAGGCAATTCATCTGTAAGTAATATTGCGTTTGGTAATAGTACTGTATATGAAACTATTACTGGTGCTGCAATCACGCAAGTTTGGTGGGGTTCAACAGCTAGCGGCGGCAATTCTTATTGGATCGTCAATCGCGGCACAGGTAACAGTAGTGTTGCAAATGTAAGTTTTCAAACAGGCAACACTGTACTAGTATTAGATGGTACTGGCTATATAGATTTTGCAGGCAGTGGTGCATCATTGATTAAAAACACAACCGCTAATTGCTCGATCGGTTTAATCAATAGCACTACTGGTTATTTGATGATTGAATTTCAAAAAACACCAACTGTAGATCGATAAGCAAGGATTCATCAAATGAAATTAATCTGCGAACAAATGGAAAATGTCCGTTACGTTACAGAAGCCAAAGAATCTGGAAAGAAAGATTACTTTATCGAAGGCATCTTCATGCAAGGTAATATTCAGAATCGTAACGGTCGTATGTACCCAGTGTCGATCCTTCAGAAAGAAGCAGAACGCTATATGAAGGAATCGGTTCAACAGAATCGTGCATACGGAGAATTAGGTCATCCTCAAGGTCCATCAATCAATCTTGATCGTGTATCTCATATGATCAAAGAACTTCGTCAAGATGGAAACAATTTCTATGGTCGTGCTAAGATCATGGATACTCCTATGGGTAATATTGTGAAGAATCTTATGGATGAAGGAGCTTCTTTAGGCGTATCTACTCGCGGTATGGGTTCTATCAAAGAAAATAAGCAAGGCTTTATGGAAGTACAAGATGACTTTCATCTAGCTACAGCTGCCGATATCGTGGCCGATCCTTCTGCTCCAGATGCATTCGTTCGTGGCATCATGGAAGGTGTAGAATGGGTATGGGATAACGGTCTTCTTAAAGCACAAAAGCTTGAAGAGATGAAGAGAACGATTAAAAGAACTTCATCAAAGAATCTCGATGAAGCAAAGCTAAGTGTATTTGCTAGCTTTCTCAACGAATTGGTTAAAAAATAAGTTTTAATAAATATATCAAACATAATTTTTAGAAGGAGTTTCTAGATGAATCTTACAGAAACGATTAGAAAGATGAAAGACGTTGAGTTAGACGAAGCTGTAGAAGTCGGTGGCGGCGCCACTGGCACTTCTAAGGTCGCAGAACCAACCGGCGTTCGTGCTAAGGCCCCCGGCAATAGTAAAGCTCAGGGCGATCTTGCTCCAGTTAAGATCGTAGATCCTAACAATCCTGGTGTAGAAGACACAGATGCAGAAACCAATACAAAGCCAACAGGCGATGCTTCTGCCAAGAACAGAGCTTCTGTTGCCACTAAAGGAACGGGTATGAAAGAACACATCGACGTAATGTTCGACGGAGAAGATCTCTCTGAAGAATTCAAAGAAAAAGCCGGCACGATCTTCGAAGCCGCAGTTAGCGAGCGCGTTGTTGAAATCGTCGCTGCTCTAGAAGAAGAATATGAAGCTGCACTTAATGCCAAGCTCGAAGAAATCGAAGAGCAGTCAATTCAGGATCTAGAAGGTCTTGCTGCTAAGCTTGACGAATATCTAAACTATGTTACAGAACAGTGGATGGAAACCAATGAAATTGCTGTTGAATCTGCACTTAAGTCAGAAATCACAGAAGAATTTATTGAAGGCCTAAAGAATCTATTTGCCGAGCACTATATTGACGTTCCTGACGAAAGATTTGACGTCGTAGAAGAGCTATCTGCTCGCGTACAAGAACTCGAAGATCAGTTGAACGAAGCTGTTAACGAAAATATCGAACTTGCTGCTTCAATCAACGAAATGAACACTGAAGAAGTTTTCAACGAAATCTCAGAAGGCCTAGTAGCTACTCAGGTTGAGAAGTTCAAGAAGCTAACGGAAGGTGTAGAGTACGACGATCTTTCTAACTATAAGAAAAAGCTTCAGATCATCAAAGAGAATTACTTCGGCACTGCTAAGGCAGAGAAGAGAACCTCGGGTCTTCTTGAAGAATCTTTTGAAGGTGAAGAAGAAATGCCGGTAACAAGAGGTCCTATGGCCCACTATATGAAAGCCATTAGCAGAAACACTGTTAAGTAAAAAACATTCGTTTTATAAATAGTAAAATAGCAAGATAATTGATTGCTAACAAAGGAGAAACCAATGATTCTAACTGAAGAAGCACAAAGAAAGTGGGCCCCAGTCCTACAGCATCCTGACCTACCAAAGATTGCCGACACTCATCGTCGTGCAGTTACGGCAGTCATTCTAGAAAACACAGAGAACGCTCTTCGCGAAGCTGGTCGCCAGATGGGTTATCAGCATCTTCTTGGCGAAGCTGCTCCAACAAACTCAATGGGCGCATCATCTTCAACTGCATCTGCTGGTGAAATTGATACATTTGACCCAGTCTTGATTTCACTTGTTCGTCGTTCAATGCCTAACCTCATTGCTTATGACATCTGCGGTGTACAACCAATGACTGGTCCAACAGGTCTAATCTTTGCAATGCGCGCTCGCTACACAGATCAGACCGGTACAGAAGCACTTTATAACGAAGCGAATACTTCATTCTCTTCACCAAGAGTACCTAACACAGCTGCCTTCGGTAACGGTCAAGTCGGTACAGTTCCTTCTGCTAACAGCAACGTTAGTAATGCCCTTTACAATATGGGTATTGGTCTACCACTAGCCAACGCCGAAGCTCTAGGTACTACTTCTCATCCTGCAATTCCTGAAATGGCATTCAGCATCGAGAAGGTAACAGTAACTGCTCTAAGCCGCGCTCTAAAGGCTGAATACTCAATGGAACTCGCTCAGGATCTTAAGGCTATTCATGGTCTAGATGCTGAAACAGAACTATCCAATATTCTTTCCGCCGAAATTCTAGCTGAAATCAATCGTGAAGTAATCCGCACGATCAACATTACAGCTGTACGCGGTGCCAATACTGGTACAACCACAGCCGGTGTATTCGACCTTGATACAGACTCCAACGGCCGTTGGTCAGTTGAAAAGTTCAAGGGCCTAATGTTCCAGGTTGAACGTGAATGTAACCAAATTGCCAAAGACACACGTCGTGGCAAGGGCAACATCCTCATCTGCTCAAGCGACGTAGCTTCTGCTCTTCAGATGGCTGGTGTTCTTGATTACGCTCCTGCTCTAAACAGCAACAACCTAAACGTTGACGATACAGGTAACACCTTCGCTGGTGTACTCAATGGTCGTATTCGTGTATACATCGACCCATATACAACTGGTAACTATCTAACAACTGGTTATAAGGGTTCCAGCCCATTCGATGCCGGTCTATTCTATTGCCCATACGTTCCACTCCAGATGGTTCGTGCAGTCGATCAGAATAGCTTCCAGCCAAAGATTGGCTTCAAGACACGCTACGGCATGGTAGCCAACCCATTTGCAGAAGCTGGCAACGCCTCATCTCCTGCAAACAGCGGTCGCCTAGTACAAGATACAAACCTATACTATCGTCGTATTCTCGTCAATAACATCATGTAATTGAGACGAGATAGTCAAAAAGAGGGGACGCAATGTCCCCTCTTTTCTTAGAATAAGAATAAAGACTTAAAATTATAGGAGAGCCCCGCTCTCCTATTTTTTTTGCATAAATAATGACAAAGGAGATCTTATGTCAGCCGTAGATAATCAACCTTCAAACAAGAACTTTCTTTCACCATTAGGATTCAAATTCTTAATTAAGAAAACTCCTAATATGAATTGGTTCGTACAATCCGTGAATTTACCTGGAATAAGTTTGCCTGAAGCTGTGGTGCAAACTCCTTTTGTTAATATTCCATTTTCTGGTGAGCAATTAACTTTTGAAAAGATGCAAGTAACCTTTCGGGTCGCTGAAGACATGTCTAATTATCTTGAACTTCATAACTGGATGATTGGCCTGGGTTTCCCAGAAAAATTTGATCAATATATAGGTACTGGTCCTGACTCTACAAACTCAAATCGATTTAACAAACCGGGTCAAATAAAATCAGATGGTACGCTTTTTATCATGAATTCCGTAATGAATCCTATCGTGCAAGTGCATTTCTTTGACTTAGCTCCTATCAATCTATCTGGCTTTTCATTCGATACAAAGATGTCTGATGTAATCTCTGTGGAAGCCACCGCAACCTTTTCTTACCTT